AGGGGCAGGCCCATGCCCATGGCGTCGCGGCCTTGTGGGTCGTTTAAAGCCCGATTGTGACTTAAGTTCGCATTTTGCTGAAGTTAACGACCACTTCGCAATTTCCTATAGGGGGTCACCCCCCCCCACCCGGGATTTTTTGAAAAAATTTTAAAGCCCGATTTATTTCCAAACCGAGCCTTCGTACCATCGCGCCTCTACATCTCCGGCAAATTTTTTCTCGGCCATCACATACCCGTAGTCGCCCTCGACATACTCGACAAGGCCGTTCTGCGTCCAGTGCTGAATAACGCCCTTGTTCTCCTCAATCGTCTTCAGGGTATGGCAGCTCTGGCACAGCCCCTGAAACAGGTTGGCCATGAACCTGCCCTGATCGCGGCGATGCGGGAACACATGGTCAATATGCTCCGTTTGCGTTACGCGCCCTTCGCACAGGCACCGGGCACACAGTGGATGCAGTGAACGCTGCTGCTCACGCGTTGCCTTCCACTTGGCCGAGTTGTAGAGCTTGGCATTTTCCTTGGCTTTATCCGTAGGCCCGCCGCCATGATCGACGCAATACCCACTGCGGAATGTTTTTGGCTTCTTGCAGCCCAAAATACTGCAAGTTCGGTTGTCCGGCACTGAGGGCATTTCCGTTCCTTTCGGGTGTGTCCAAAACGCGGTTTTTATTTGACCTGTTTTCCGCCCATTTTTCGGGTGTTTCCGTTGTCGTTATATTTTCCGGTGTGTCCGGGTGTGTCCAGACCGCTTGGACACACCTGCAACCCGCATGGTTACGTGTTTTTTGGGCCGTGGGTGGTGCTTCCCAATCCCCCTAAAGGGATGTTGGGAACACCACCACCACTCAGGTGTGTCTGGGTGTACCCGGGACACACCCGGGACACACCGGGAACACCTGAATTTTTGGCCTTTTAAAGACCATTTTTTGCCTCTTTTTTAAGCAATTTCAGGTATGTGCGACCGTTTTTATTGAGCTCATGCAAACGGCTACGGTTCGGGCCTTCGGACATCTCCACATAGTCCTGATCCACGCACCATTGCAAGACTTCTTTGACCGTGGCGGGCTTGGCGTTCATCTCATGAGCCACAAAGTTCTGCGAAACCGCATCACCGGCCTCAGAAAGCACCTCCAAAGCCCTCGGCACCATCATGAGCATCTTGCGGGTAGCCGCTTCACGCTTTTGCTGGTCACGCGCTTCTTGCGCTTCCTCGGCAGATAACTTCAGGATGTCCGTGCGGGGGATCAGCAATGCGCCTTTGCGCTCAAACACCTGCACCCCCATGGAGCCCGAGTAGTTGTGCTTTGTGTGCTTGGCCACAAGATAACGACTAACCGTATCATGGTCACTCGGCAAGCCGTAAGTCGGAGCATCGTGAATGGGCATGCTCACAACCGTCATGACCGAACGAGCGTTATCACTGAACGACGAAGCACCCCTCAGCGACCCGCTTGTCACATCATCCAGCGACGAGTTTGCACCGCCCTTGTTCATGTGGTGCAGCACGACCACCGCGCAGCCTGCGTGCTTGGCAATCTGCGTCAGTATCCGCATGTACTCGGCCATATCGGCCACATCATTCTCGGCCAACTGGTGCGTGTACACAGCCGGGTCCAAGCACAGCAGCTTGATGCCTCTACTTTTCACATAGTCGATAAGCCACTCAACCCTTTGCGTCCTTTGCGCAGGCGAGTACCTGTCCGGCTTTACCGCCAAAAGCCATGCAGCAGCGTTATCGTCAGCAGCGTAGACACGCAGATTACGACGAATAGACGAATCCACGTCATACAGCATGTCAAAAGTTCCGTCATCAACATTCCTAAGCTCATTGGCGAGGGTGTTGATTCGCTTGTGAAGTTCTTGCTTGTCGTCTTCATAACTCACATACAGGGATTTAAGAACACCCTCGGGCTTGAAGCCTGCCCACGCCTGCCCCATCGCGGCATAAGTCAATACGTGCAGCATCATCATGGACTTGGACACCCCACCCGGGCCTGCCAGTACAGTTACCTTCCCGACTGGCGCGAATTTCTCGATTGCCCATTCACGCGGTACAGGCTGTGTGTCCAGTAGTTGTCCAATGTCGGCCAGCTTATCGAAAGCGTCGGGATCGTCCAAGACACCCGCCTCGGCCTGCTGATCCTCCGTGATATGACCGGCGTCTTTAAGATACCTAACCAGTGAGGCGATGGTGAGATGAGGCTTGCCGTCAACATCAGGCACAGTATCAAAGCACTTGACCGCAGCTTTCGGGTTGCCATCAAAGTGAGCCTCGTAGTAAACCGTTTGTGTTTCATTAACCAGTCCGTGTTCGTCTGCAAAGGGGCATGTGATGAAGTGCATGCCGGGGTGGCGCTTGTTGGGCTTGAGATAAAGCCCAGCGGCCTTGATGGCTTGCAAGATAAAGTCCGGGCGCTCATCCGGGATGTCCGCTGGCCCATCCTTCTTGGGCTTGTCCGGCATCTCGATCTCGTCCGGAATATCGGCAGGCGCTTTCTTGACCACGCGACTCCAGGCTTTGCCCTCGACAAACTCCTGATAGAAGGACATGCCTTTGAGCATGGTCGGCAGGAACATGGCCTGCGACAGCACGTAGGACTCAGGAGCGCACCACTGTTCTATGCCCAGCTTCTTCGCAGCGGCCAGCGTGGAGGCTTTAAGGGCTTCACCCATGTCGTACTCGTTGCTACGCTCGATGGGCTTGCCGAGGGGCAGGACGACACGGTATCGCGGGCGGTCTGGCGTGTGGGAGATGGAGGTGTAGACCCAGCCACAGCCGCCGAGTTCTTCCAGCTTGGCCGCAATCTCCTGCGGCGGGGGAGGGGCTGCGCCAGCGATGTCGGATTGCTCGATGTCGAGGGTGATAAGCGTTCGGGTCTTGATGGACTCATCGCTGCGCTTGTGGTCTGAAAACTCACCGCCGACGAAGTACGGCAGAGCCTTTTTGACGCCATAACGCAGTTGCTTGTCGCCGTTGTGGTACTCGATGGCCGTTAGGTCGAGTTGCAGCGGCTTGTTGAAACGGTCGTAAAGGTCTTTAAGCGTTGCGTCGTTATCCGAGGACTTGACGCACTTGTTGACCACGCCACCCGATGTGACGTAGCTGAAGGGATTACTGGTCATGGGTTTTCACACTCCGGTCTTTATAGTAGGACGGGCATTCTGCCACAGAAAGATGCGGTGCAGTCTTACGGTATTGGTGGTATGATGGCCCCCGTGCGTCAGTCGTCAGGGCTGTCTCCAAGGTTCCTTTCACACTCCTGTTGGCCTTGGCGATTGGCGCACACCTTGATTGGAAGACTCATCCTCACAACCCGCTTCGGCGGGTTCTTTTTTGCCTTAAAGACCATGCAGGTTTGTCGGGTATGGTTTTTATCCGGTTTTTATCTGTGGTACTATCGGGCCTCGTTCAGTGAAAGGAACTTCCCCATGAATATGTATAACGTCATGATCACCATGACCGCTGGCAGCATTGAGGTGTGCCGGTTCATCTGGTCACGCCACGATAACGCCGAAGGCGCTTGCAAGGACGCAGTTGACTTCGACCGATGCGAGGTTGAGTACCGTCCCCCGTCAATCCGGAAAGTTATCTGGGCCGTGCAGCAGCTCTACCCCGATACCGTTCTGTCCGTTAAAGCAAGGATCGTCACATGAACACGTGGCCATTCCCGCCATTCCCTAACCCGCTTGACACCGGACGCGGCAAAGCTGCACTGGTATACCCCGATGCCGAGGAGGCACCAATATGATGGAATTCAAAGACAAAGACGGAAACGTCACGCACACGATCAGCGATGAGGGGCTGGTGTCGTGCATCGGTACGCAATCGCCGGTGGTAAAACTGGATGCAACCTTGAACCTTGCGATCGGAACCTACGAGGCCAGTTTCGTAACCTGCCCAAAGCACGGCGAGCACCACCACACAATCACCAGCACCATCAAAGGCCATGAAGGCGTTTGGTGCCAAATTTGCTGGCTTGAGAGCCTGGGCGATCCGCTGCCTGTTCAGAGAAAGCGCATCCCATACGGAGAAACGAAATGACACCCGAACAACAAGCCGCGATGCGTCAGGCGCTGGAGGCGTTGGAAAAGATGGCCGCTTTGACTGGCGCTCGATGGGCGCTTGAGCAAGGTTATGCAGGACATCTTGAAGCCATCACCGCCCTACGCCGCGTCCTTGCAAACGAAGCCAAGCTAAAGGAGAAGAGCACATGAACAACTGGAACTTCAGGCAAGGATTCCGGGGGCGCGTAGTTCTCCAACGCCTGATTGAATGGGAAGACGACGGTCACCCAATGGCGATGTGGCGAGATGCCACAGTTGAAGACCTTCGCGATTACTACGCCACCATCGAAGCCAAGCTGCGCGAGAAGAACACACGATGAACCGGCCACGCCCATCCCCCACGATTGACGCGATTATCGCGCTCTTGGAGCACCACCCAGATGGCCTCACCAAAGACGAGATATGCCGTGAGCTGGGCAAGGCCGAAGGCGCGATCGAATCGTCCATCCGGCACGAGCGTTACACCTATGGTCCGGTGCGGCTGCACATAGCCCGATGGCAGCGATCGACCGGCAAAGGCGGCAGGCCGAGTGCCGTGTATGTCGCCGGCCCCGGTGTGGACGCCGAGCGCCCGTCCTTCAGCAGCCGTAAAGACAAACGCGCCCGACAAGCCAAGTACCGGGCACGACATAAAGCCGTGATAAATGCTCGCCTGCGTGTGCGCCGAGGCACGACAACGGCTAATATGTTCAGTCAACTCATTCGTTAACCCACAGGAAGTATCCGCATGAACATCACGATTTATTCCAAGTCCAACTGCCCGAACTGCGAGACAGCCAAGAGCAACCTCAAGAAGCTGGGTCTACCGTTTGCCGAAGTGGACGCCGAGAAACCGGGCACCGTTGAAGCCCTTATCGCCATGTGGCCCGAAGCGCGGCAAATGCCCCAGATTTTTATCGACGGGCAACGCATCGGCGGTCTGGCCGGCCTCAAGAAGTACCTCATTGACAAGGGGCTTTTACATGTACCTACTACAGCGGCATCGTGATCGCCTGATCGGCTGGCTTTTGCTGGCCATAGCCGATGTCGTTATCGTCGGCATGATAGCTATCTACTACCTCTACGGAGACAAGCTATGAGAACCCGTTTCCCCGACCTCGAAGACAACCGCCCGACGTGGTATATCGCCCGCGACACACCGCGCAAGCACAGACGCGATAAGAACGTCAAGTACAAGACCATCGGCTGCAATTACTACCCGAAATTCTTTAAAGACGAGTGCAGGTACACCGGCTGGGTCGAAAGACTGTACGGACCAGAATACACGGACCCCGCAAAGCTGTATCTGCATCAACGCCAAGCTGCGGATACAGACGCGCTGAATAAAATTCGTCGAATTTTCACATGGGGTATTGCGTTGACTTTAATTGGTGCTATACTCGCCATCGTCGTTAAATAAGAATCGTCGAAAGACAACCGCAGCCACCCCGGACATAGGGTGGTAACTTCACAAGGAACCGAAATGTCACAAGACAACAAAGCAATCGCAGAACAACTCACGATCATTGGCGAAGCCTTTATGGCCCTGTCCACCATGTTTCTGGTTGATGGCGATAAGGCAGGAAAGAGCGCAGGAGCATCAAAGGCTGCTGCAAAACCTGCCACCAAGTCAAAGTCCGTACCTAAGGACGAGCCCACCGAAGACGACGTGCGCACCGCCCTCAAAGGCTTGATGGACAAGCACGGCAAGGACAAGATGGTCGAGGCACTGGCCACCGTTGGCGCAGGCAAGCTGGGCGATGTCGATGAGTCCCAGTACAGCGAACTGCTGGAGAACATCGAAGGCTTTATGGCCGCCGAGCCGGAAGCACCGGAACCCGAGAAAAAGACCCGCAAGCCCCGCGCCAAGAAAGGCCCGAGCCTTGACGACGTTACGGCCAAGTTCAAAGAGCTGATCGAAAGCGACAAGGCGCTGGCCAAGTCCGTGCTCAAGGAACTCGGCGTGGCCAAGGTGAGCGAGCTGGAAGAAGACCAGTATCAAGAGGCCATCGACGCCGTTGCTGCTGCCCTTGAAGGTGGCGAGGACGACGACCTGATCTAAGGTTTCGGGCCGAAAGCGGATGCTGTGAAAAAGGAAAGTACGCCGCTGGGATTGCACCTGCGGGCTTGTGAAGGTGAAACGCCGACAAGCCCTTACGCTAAGGCGAAAGCAGGAACCGCCCAGCGCCGGTCTGCGAAAGACACACCGACCCAAAGCGCGGACGCAGCGAGTAGGCCCACCCATTCAACTCAACCGGATAAAACCATGACACAAGAAAACACTCAAACCGATATGTTCCCGCTGCCGAAAGACCAGCACGACGAGTTCAAGTTGGCCTTCGCTTTCGCCATGAACGGCATCATGAGTAGCATCCCGTTTGGCGTTACCGTTGACCCCGTGGCACTGGCCAATGCGGGTAAGTCGGTGGCGCTGGCCATGCTCAACGTGCAGCGCGAGGTTTGCGGCGAATGAAACACGCCGTATTGAGCCCCAGTGCTTCCCATAGGTGGCTTGCCTGCCCGGGAAGTATTGAGGCCAATAAAAACAAGCCTTACGAAGAAAACAAGTACTCGATTGAAGGCACCAGCGCACACGGCTTGCTGGAGGTGTGTCTTATCCTGAATGACCAGCCTGAAGGCTACCTCGGGAAAAAGTTGCACCCGAAGCATTTCCCGATTGACGACGATATGGTCAACGGGGTAGGCCACGCGCTGGACTGGATTCGTGGTTACATGGCCACAAACCCTCAAGCCAAGCTGTTCATCGAACACACCGTTCACTACAGCGCGTCGATTGGCGTTGAACCGGGTACTGGTTTTGGCACGGCTGACGTGATCATCGACAACCGGCCCAAAGAGATTGTGGCGTTCGACTACAAACACGGCATCGGCATCACCGTTGACGTTAAGGACAACACGCAACTCTTGTTATACCTGATCGGGTATCGACGTGAGGCAGGCAAGGCCCGCAACTACCGCAAGGTAGTTTGCCAGCCCCGTGCCCGTAAGCGCAAGCCAATCAACGAGGCCAGCGTCAATGACGCACAACTGACGGCATGGCTGGAGAAAAAGGTCATCCCGATCATTCCCGTCATCTTCAGTGGCAAAGCGCCCAGGGTCGCCGGGGACCACTGCCAGTACTGTTACGCAGATGGCAACTGCGAAGCCCAGTACACGACCGTTATGGAAGGCGCCAAAAAGGAGTTTGCTGTGTCCGACCCAAAGTCTCTATCCCCCGCGCAAATCGCAGAAGTTTTAATCGCTCTTGAACGCATCACGGCCATTGGCAAAGCTGTGACGGCACGGGCGATTGAACTGGCCCACGCGGGGGTTGAGATTCCGGGCTATGAAAAGGACTTCTCCACGCCCCACCGCAAGTGGGAAGATGAAGAAAAAGCAAATAAAGTTTTGGCAGACCTTGGCTTAACGGCAAAAGAGCGTTATAGTGTGACCCTCATATCGCCAAGCGAGGCCGAAAAGGTTTTAACGTCGAAGGGCGTTATCCCTGCGGCAAAGCGTGGTGAGCCCAAGCCGAAGACCAAACTGGACAAACTTATCACCCGTGGAGAAAGGAAACCGACCATCGCAAAACTTGTCTAAAACCCACACGACCAATCGAACCGATTGAACATAACCGAACTGAAAGAATCAAATGGCTACTACCAAATCGAAAGCATCCCGACTCCACACTCCCGAAGGCACCGCCTGTTTCGTTACCGTTCACAGCCCCAAGGCCCGGACGAACAAAAAAGGTGAGCCCGTTGGCGATCCGAAATACTCGCTTGTCCTGTGTTTCGATGAAGACGCAGACCTGTCCGAACTGAAGGCCGCAGCGAAAGCCGTTGGCGTTGAGCGTTTCGGCCCGGACTTTGCGGCCGGTGTGAAAAAGGGCAAATACAACTGGCCTTTCCGCGACAACGAGGAATACGAAGAAAACGGCTACCCATTTACGGAACCCGGCACCTTCGTCAGCTTCAAATCGACCGACCGTCCCGGCATCGTCGACGAGAACGCCGATCCGATCATGGACAAGAGCGAGTTTTATTCGGGCGTTAAATGCCGTGTGTCCTGCAAAGCGTTTGCATACGACAACGAGTCCAAGGGCGTTGCTTTTGGTCTGGTGAACATCCAGAAACTCGGTGACGGTGAGCGTCTGGCGGGCAACCCCAATGCCGAAGACGACTTCGGCGCATCCAAGTCCAAATCCAAATCGAAGGCCAAGGGCAAAGCCCGTGAGGACGACGATGAGGACGATGACGACCTCCTGTAATCCACCAACCACATGAAAGACATCACATGAGCAACACCGACATCGACGATCTGCTGGGCGAACTGGAAGGCACCAAAGCTGAAAAGCCTGTTGCCGAGGCCAAGTCCGCTGCCAAGGCCAAGCCTGCGGCCAAGAAAGCCCCTGTGAAGGCCAAGCCCGCCGCCAAGGCCAAGCCCGCCGCCAAGGCTCCGGCCAAGAAAGCCCCGGCAAAGGCCAAATCCAAGCCCGCCGCCAAGGCCAAGCCCGCCGCCAAGGCTCCGGCCAAGAAAGCCCCGGCAAAGGCCAAATCCAAGCCTGTGGCTGCGAAAAAAGCCCCGGCCAAGGCTACCCCTGCTCCCGCCAAGAAAGCGGCTGCAAAGCCCGCCGCCAAGGCTCCGGCTAAGACGACCGCACGGCCTCAAGAGTTCATCGTCTTCGCTGACGGTGAGCGCGAAGCCCTGAGCAAGCGCATCAAGCAACTGGTGCGCAAGCCCACCAACAGTCGTGACCTGGCCGCCAAGCTGGAAATCCACAGCCGCAAGTTGCGCCGTGTGCTGTACGGCATGGAGCGTGCTGGTACGATCAAACTCGTCCCGGGCACCAGCCGCAAGCACGGCATGTTCGCTCATCCGGTCTGACCGGACCCAGCGCCAGCCCCCGTTCCTGTCAAGGTTCGGGGGTTTTTATTTGCCCGGAGGCTCCCATGTCCAATATCGCACACCTTGACTTTGAAACTTTCAGCACCATCGACATACGCAAGGTAGGGGCACACCGGTATGCCCGCCATCCCTCCACCGAAGTCCTTATCGCCTGCTACTGGTTGCCCGGGTTGCACGGTGTCCGTACATGGTTGCCGTTGGAGGAATCCCCGCCCGAAGCGTTGATGCTGTATATCCGGCAGGGCGGCAAGATCGGCGCACATAACGCCAACTTTGAACGGCTGGTGTGGCAACACGCATTGAAACGGCAACACCCCGAGATTCCCGACATCGACAAAAAACAGTGGGTCTGCACTGCCGCCAAAGCCGCAGCGTCCGGCCTACCCCGATCCCTCGATAAATCCCTGCATGCCGCTGGCTGCGAGGTAAAGAAAAACCCCGAGGGCACACGGCTCATCAAGATTTTCAGCGTGCCGCGCAAGCCCACGAAAAAAGACGCCAGCACGCGGGTCATGCCGCAAGACCGGCCAGATGAGTTCCAGAAATTCATCCAGTATTGCCGCGACGACGTGTATGGTGAGATGGCCTTGGATGCCGCATTGCCGGACCTGCGCAAGCGCGAACAGATGTTCTTCAGACTTGACATGCACATGAACGACCGTGGCCTGCCTATCGACATTCCGTTGGTGCGCAAGACCATGGCCGTGCTCGACGTGCTGGAGCAACGCAACGCCGCCGAGGTTGCCAAACTCACCGGGGGTATCAAAGCCACGCAGGTGGCCAAGTTGCTGGAGCACTTTGAGGCCCAAGGCATTGACCTGGCCAATCTGCGGGCAGAAACGGTACGCACGGTGCTCAAAGAGCACGACTTGGACCCGAAGACCCGGCGCCTGCTGGAACTGCGCATCTCGTCCAGCAAGGCCAGCACGAAAAAGCTGTTGGCCATGTCCATGTGCGCCGATCCGGACGATTGGGTTGTGCAGGGCGGGTTTCTCTACCACGGTGCGCATACGGCGCGATACTCTGGCCGTTTGGTGCAGCCCCACAACTTTATTCGGGGCATGCTCAAGGACTGGCAACGCGATCAGATTTTTGACATCCTCGGTAACGACTTCACCGCTGAAGATAAAGCCGATGCTTTGACACTGTTGTACACCGACCCGGTTGATATGATCAGCCAGTGCATGCGCGGCTTTATCAAGGCGCCAGAAGGCAAAGAGTTTTATGTCGTTGACTACACGGCCATTGAAGCGCGACTGTTGGCTTGGCTGACCGGCGAGAATGAAATCCTAGAAGCCTACCGCAACGGCCTCGACGTGTATAAGGTCATGGCCGCGAAGCTGTGGAAGATCAGATACGAAGACGTATCGGACGAGCAACGCCGTATCGGTAAAAACTTGGTGCTGGGTTGCGGCTATGGTCTTGGCGGCACAAAGTTCGTGGACTACTGCGCCAACTTGGGTCTGGTCATTGAACCCGAATTTGCCATGTCCGCTGTTCGGACTTATCGCAAAGAGCATCCCAACATTGTGGCGAGTTGGAAGACCGTGGAGACGTTGGTGGTGCAGGCCATTCGCAATCCGGGACATGTCACACGCGGATTGAAGTGCGAGTTCTACATGCGCAGCCACTGGCTGTGCGTCAAGTTGCCGTCAGGCCGTGAGTTGCGTTATCCATACGCCCGCGCTGTGCCGGTCATGCGTTACGACAAGCCAGCCCATGAGATCAGCTTTGCCACGGAGTACATGGGCAAATGGGTGCGCGAAAAGACCTATGGCGGCAAGCTCATCGAAAACATCATTCAGGCCGTGGCCCGCGATGGGATGATGGAGGGCATGTACAACGCCGAGAAGGCCGAATACCCGGTCATCGGCACGGTGCATGACGAAATCATCACACTGCGCGATAAGGGCACGGGCAACATCAAGGAACTGGAATTGCTGGTGTGCGATCTGCCCGATTGGCTGGATGGTGCGCCGTTGGCTGCAAAGGGTTTTGTGTGCGACCGGTACAAGAAAGACTGACGCGAGAGAGCGTTATCGAGGACTATGGCGTCAAGGTCGTCAAGGGTCTTGGCGGTCACGCCATAAAGCTGAGATTCATGCGGGGCTGGCCAGACCGGCTTTGCCTGTTGCCCGGGGGCGTCGTTGTCTTTATCGAGTTCAAGCGGCCCAAGGGCGGTAAGTTTGAGCCCCTGCAAGAGCGCATACACGGTATGTTGCGTAAGTTGGGCTTTAAGGTCTTTGTCTGTCTGACGAAAAAAGATGTGGACTCGGTTTTTATTTGTGATAAGATAAAACCCGTTCAGTGAAAGGAACCCAGTGTTATTCCGCAAAGACCTGCGCAAGTACCAGACTCGCGCCGTTGACTTTATTAAGTCCCACCCGCAAGCCGGGTTGTTTCTCGACATGGGCCTCGGCAAGACTGTCAGCTTCCTCACGGCCCTGAAAGACCTGTTCGACGATGGCAAGATCAAACGGGTGCTGCTGGTGGCCCCGCTGCGTCCGGCACAGGGCGTGTGGCGTCAGGAGGCCAAGAAATGGGCACACCTGCGCGGCATGACGTTCAAACTCATCATGGGTGATGAACGGGCACGCCTGCTGGCCCTGCAATCGAATGCCCAGATTCATATCGTCAACGTCGAGCAACTGTACTGGCTGCTGCATACGCTCAAGGCCAAACACAAGAAGAAAGACGACTGGCCGTATGACGTGCTGCTGATCGACGAGTCCAGCATGTTCAAGACGCCTGCCGCCAAGACCCGGTTCGGTGTCCTGCGTTGGCACGTCAAGAAGTTCAAGCGTCGTTACATCGCCACGGGCACACCGGCCCCGAAAAGCCTGCTCGACTTGTGGGCGCAAATCTACATCCTCGACGAGGGCCAGCGGCTTGGCCAACAGGTGGACCGTTTCCGTAGCCGGTTCTTCAGCCCGTCCGGGTACATGGGATATGGCTACACACCCGACGAAGACGCGGCCGAAAAGATAACGGCGCTCATCTCGGACATCGTGCTGACCATGCGGGCCGAGGACTGGCTGGAGTTGCCAGAAGTTATCGAGGAAACCGTATGGGTTGATCTGCCGCCCAAAGCCCGCAAGATGTATCAAGACCTCGAAAAGGAAATGTTCCTGGAGTTGTCGGCGGGCTCGACAGAGGCTTTGTCGGCTGCATCGTTATCGTCCAAGTGCTGGCAGATGGCCAACGGCAAAATCTACCTTGAAGACGATAAGGGTGCACGGATAACGCACGTCACGCATGACGCCAAGATCGAAGCCCTGAAAGAGATCATTGACGGTGTGTCCGGTAACGTGCTGGTGGCCTACTGGTTCAAGCCCGATCTGGAGCAATTACAAAAGGCTTTCCCGAAGGCTCCGAACATTACGGGCGTTAAGGGTAAGAAGTTTGACCAGATGCAGGAAGACTGGAATGCCGGTAAATACCCGGTGATGTTTGTTCATCCGCAAAGTGGCGGGCACGGGCTGAACCTGCAAACAGGTGGTAACACGCTGGTGTTTTATTCCATGCTGTGGGGCCGCGAGGCCTATGCACAGGTCAAAGAGCGTATCGGCGCGTCCCGGCAGGTCGGATTGCGTGATCACGTTATGTACAAGTACATCGCGGCGCGTGATACCGTCGATGAGGTCATGCTGGCCGTGCAGCGTGAACGCCAGACCAATGAACGGCGCATGATCAAATTGTTGAAAGATTATCGTGAAGCACAGGAGTTATTGAAATGAAAGACGCATTGATTGTCCAGCTACTGCCGCATGGCACAAAAGCGGTGGAAGTTATCAGCCCGATTGGCGACTTCAAGACTGCGCATATCGTTGATGACAACTGGGAGGAAGTGCGTGAGCGCATCTTTATGGCCTGCTGCATGGCCGGTCGTCGTAGCGTTATTTTTATCAACGGGCATTGTGAGTTGTACGAGAAGCGACTGAGCACGGAGCCTTCGCGCATCACGCAGTTTGGCCAGCATGGACTTTGGGTGTACATGAACCGCCTGCTCAAACGGTTTGGCCATGTCTATGTTCCACCGTTGTTTGAGTGGCGCGACGAGCCCAAGCACTATTACAACTGCCCCACGGACGGCATGGTCGTTGGATACCAACTGGCCGCTATCCAGAAACTCGATGAGTGGTATGGACCGCTTGGCCAGCGCCTGTGCGCAGCCGGTTATGACAGCTTCACTATCCGTGATTTCTTTTATCGACAGCTTGGCCCCGGCCAGTTCCCTGAAACGGGCACGCACACGTCATGGAGCAAAGCGTTTATCGACAGCTACAAGCACATCCTGAAAGGAGAATGAGGTGGAACATTCACGCCCAGCACCTACACCAAAACCCGAATACACCGGCAAGAGTGTGAGTTATTACCGTGTGTGGATTGACAGGCCCACGTCGAAAGACTTTCCGCCATATTCAGCCGAATGCAACGACATCATTGAAGCACTGGGAATGACCTTTGCCGAAGGAAATGCGTTCAAGGCGATATGGCGGCGCTGTGCCGCCCGGACGCTGGGCAAAGCCAAAGAAGGCTACAAAGACGGCCTATACGACGCTGAGAAGGTCGTGTTCTTCGGTGAGCGCATGGTGGCGCAGGAGAAAGGTCAGGCCGGTGGCTGAATGCCCAGCATCGGGCCGTCAGGAGAGATTGTGATGACCCGATTCATGACCTTTTCGGGCATGCGGCTGGACACATGAACCCACTCTCTGCCCGGGACGGGGTGCTCGTAGATCAACTGGCCGATCCCGATGGTCGAGATGGCCGGGGCCAAGGTCTTGGCGATCTGAAACGGGGTGCCAAAAGCGGGGGCGGTGAAGTCCACGGCCAGCATCTTGGAGTGGTCCCCCGGTTTTGCCCGCTTGCGGATGGCCAGATCGAGCGCCAAGCACCTCCAAGCACTGGATACACGGATAGGTACGTCCTTGCCAGAAATCGTGCTCAGGAGCGTTCTGATTCGCTCAAGCATCTGGGCGGTGGACCGAGCGGTCTCCAGCAGGTCATCCGGCAGTGTATTGTCAATGCCGTGAGCGCGGGCGTAATCCGACCGGGTGAACTCGTCGAGCGTGAAGTGCGGGGTCAGTTGGGTCATTTCTTGAGCGCCTGCGAGACCGTGGTGGCCACCGTTTCGACGCTGCGGCCAATGGTGTAACCGCCAATGCCCAGTTCAACAATGTCCCACAGCTTGAGGTATTCGGCCTCAGTCAGGCCCGGGGATGTCCAGCCCAGCCACCTGGCCACAATCAGGGCTCCGAAGGTCAGCATGAGGATGGGGCGCCAGCTACGGGTGATCCAAGATTGGGAATTGGCTTCAGCCGTGATGACTTGGGCCGAGGCCGTTAGGAGCGCCAGTTCGCCGGTCTGCTGCATCTCAATGAGTTTCAACTTGGCATTGGCCGCTTCCTGCGGGTTGGGAAAAAGCCGATCAACGACGGCCAGCCCCAGATTGAGCGCAGCGGTTACGGGGTCATTCGCTGACATACGGCACCACCTTTCGGGAAGCCTTGATAGCCTGATAAAACTGGTATGCGGTTTTGGCGATGAGCAACACGGTGTAGATCAGCGTGGCCCACAAGACCAATTCGCTCACCTGCATACCCATGATGGTGGCCAATGAAACGGTGACAGGGGGTACGGCCTTTGTAGCGGCCACAGCAACAGTGTCAGAGTGCTCAGGAGCCATGTTCAACCTGCGAGTGAGTTTTTATTGAGGGTGCCGTTGAACGTGGTTGCCACAAGGGCCGTGTTCGACGAGGTGTAGGCGTTGACGTACACATCGGTCTTGGACGGTATCTCAAGCTCCGGGTTGTACGGGTAGGGCTGGAAAGAATTGGCCAGCACGATCTTGGCTGTCAAATAATCGACACCGGCCAGCTTGCTGCGGAAATCTGCGGTGACGGCTTGAGCGCCGGTAGAGCCCCCGGCCGAGATGGAACCCATCATCAGGTTCAATGTCCAGCCTGCGGGCACGGTGTAAACGCCCGTGGAGTCATTATTGTCGCCTGCCGCGATATAGCCGTAGGTGTTGGCCGGGATGCCTCCTGTAGCGGTCCCTGTGCCCAGCGAGATGTTGCCTTGGGGGCTGTCGGTGAGGACCGTCATGTTGTTGATACGCAGGTAGGACAGGGCCGTGAGCGAACCGGTTTGACCGGCCAGAGGCAAGACTTCGCTTTGCTCGACGTAGTTGGCGTCCAGCCCCTCGATAAGTACAAGCTGGCCTATATCGCCCGCAGCGGTGCTGTACAGGGTCATCTTGGAGGCCGCCGTGGGGAACACGTACAGCGTATTCTTTGGCCAGACGGTGGCCGGTGTCGTGCCCGCATTGGCGTTATAGGCTGACCGGAAGATGTGGCGTTCGCGTTGAGCCGTCATGCTTGTCCCCTTATTTCAACGTGCGAAGTTTGTACAGCGTTGTCAGATATAACGATACGATCTCGTCGATCTGGTTTTGCAAAGCCGTATCGGTTTTCGCCACGGCCTCATACCGGTTGTCCTCAATCCACTGAAGGTACTTGGCCAGCACGTCGATGATGTTGCCGGTTTGGCCAGCAGGCATAAGGGGGATATTGGCGATGACGCCATGACGGCCTTGGTACATCTCGGCCAGAGAATCCGCCAGTTCAACGATGCCTTCGTAGAAAGCCGCCAAGGCCATGTGCTGGGCGTAACTGGTGGTTCGGAGATGTTCGCGGTGCGCCAATTCACGGCACAGGAACAGGACAGCGATAAATGATCCGATCATGGCCGGTCCTTTGGCGGGGGTTGGGTTCTCGGTATTGTAACCGTGTCGGTGTATTGTCACCCCACAATGGCTGGGTAAGGTGCAGGCGTAGGTACAGGGAGTATCCGTTGGCTGGCCGCGTCGTAGTAGTAATCGCTGGTGGTAGTTTCGTCAGCACAAGCTGTCCAAAATAGTGGTAATGCAACTTCAAATTCTTGATCTGCAACCTCTGCTACCCTTTCGCCAACTACAGTGAAAATGGGCCTATACACATCCCCGACGAGACTCCAAGAAGAAATGTAGGAGACAGATTCGTTTGGTGAAATCAATGCTTTTTTCATGTTTACCACTCCACAACAACAATTCCGGGTGTACCCGCCCCGCCAGCATATGCTCCCGATAAAGCGCCTCCGCCACCGTTGCCATATCCGGTTGCTGCAATACCCGCACCGGCCGTGTTTTTTCCGTATGCTCCGCTGCCAAAAACACCCACTTGCCCGGAGGCCGGATAGTTAATAAAAGAAAGTATTTGGTCTGTCTGAGACCCCGACATAGCTTTGCCGCCTGCACCGGAACCCCCGCCGGAAGACCCTGCATACAGCCAATACCCGTTAACTACGTTTGCGTAACCTTCGCCCCCCGTACCCCCTGAAAGGTTTATATCGCCACCGGTAGCTGTACCGCCTGCACCCCCTGCTCCATTCAAAGCCGGTGTAACGCCGCCAGTGGCTGAACAATACGCCCCAAAAGAGGATGTGCCGCCCACACCCCCGACAGTTACCGCCACGGTATTACCCGGCGTAAGGCCAGTGATGTATCGGATAGCAACACCGCCACCGCCACCACCCCCGGGAGAACTTGTGCTGACGTTGCCTGCACCCCCGTTACCGCCACCGCCCACCACAGTGACTTTGACCGCAGTAACGCCGGTGGGTACAGTAAATGTTCCACTGGACGTAAATACTTGGCCTTTGCTGCCTGCGTAGGGGGCCGCAGTTGACTGCCATACGGTTCCGTTGCTGACCAACGTATTTCCGTTTGTGCCCGGGGCGATAAACGCCACGGCAGACGTGCCGTTACCCACTAACAGGTTGTTAGCCGTAAGGGTGGCTGCGCCAGTACCGCCATTGGCCACCGGAGTGGCGTTATATAAACCTGTTGCAGCGTTAAGCTGCCCCGAAGTGTTGACGTTATTGGCCAGTAGAGCCAGATTAAACGCTTGTGTCATGCTGCACCTGTGCGGTTATAAGTGTTTTGCTGGAGGATGGCTGTCGTAGACCCGGGCGCTGCGGCCAGCGTGTACGACCCTGTTGCCGTAGTGTAATCGGTTCCGGCCACTTGCAGGGGGCCGTTGTAATACAGTTCAAACGCGTTGGCGTCGTAATTGAACGCATATGTGGACTGTCCCGTGACCGTGCTCGTCGTAACGCTGGTAGGCCCGCCAATAGGCGTAGCTTGATTGTTCTGGTTGAACTGGATGATGGTCAGCAAGCCCGTGGCCGCACCGGGGAAGTTGGTTATGGCCCCCGACACCAGATCATAATCTTGGTCGTTAACACCCAAGCCATTCAAAAACAGTTTCTCGTATCCGCTGTTGATGGCCCACGTTGTTGGTGTATACGAAGACGCGCTGGTCAGCGTCGTAGTCCAACGGCTGAACGGCCTGTAGCTCAATCCGTTTGACCGGTACTGATAGATCGTGGCGCCTGCCGACACGCCCGTCACCGATGCCGTGTACGTTATCTGGCGCGTGGCCGCGTTATACGCTTGCACTGTGTATTGTGTGGGGGTGCCGGTGTTGGCAAAGGTATGGACATCACCCGCAACGATGTTCTGGTATGGCAGGCTACCGGAACTGTAGGTAACGACGTTCGACGCCACGGTCTGAACGGTTATGTTCTGACTGGCGTATGTGACGCCTTGGTTTACGGCACGCAACGACAGAATTGTTATGCGGTCGTTTACCAACGCGCCTGTACTCAGCGTAACGGTAGTGCTGGTCTCCGTGTATTCCGACGTGTCCAGCAGCATGCCATTGCGGAACACGAAGTCCATGCCCGTGATATACCCAGCTTGGCGGGCCGTGGGTGTAAACACCGTTTGGCCAGCGGTAGCCGTGGCGTCGTACCGGGTGTAGTAGAAACCATCAGGGGAAACAAAGCCCAGCACGCGGCCATACACGTCGATGGTTATGGTTGCGGCCGAACCGCTGATCTGCGTAACACCCGGGCCAAACTGAGTTGCCAACAACGGGTCAAGTGATGCAACCACCTTGCCGTTGGCGTTATTGGCGATGGCGATTTCCCCGGCCCCAGTGTTGGTCGTGCCAGTCTCAATCAACTGCCCGGTGCGTGCATCAAGATCAATATAGTTGATGCCATTCGGCAAACCGGACCAGATCGACGGGTCATAGATCGTCGTCTGGGTAGGTACGAAACGTGCCGTTCCCCCAGCATACGCGGCAAAGCCTGTGGAGAAGCTGAACTTACGGCCAGTGCGGTTGCTATACAGCAGATATGCCGATGTACCAAAAGCTGTTGGCGCGAGATACCAGGTGTAGTCCGATGGCGTGTTGGAGAAGTTCGACACGTCCGAGTTCAACAGACCGTAGTAGGTGGCGTTGGTTGGCGACGCGGAGAAGCCGGTGGACCCGTCTGCGGCCGTTGCGTAGGCCACCACCAGATAACGGCTTGTGTACTGGAAGGTGGTCGGGCGCCACCGCAGCACAGTAGACGACGGCGAGAATTGGCTGGAACCCAATGCGTTGACCATCCGGACGGCGAAGTACCAATCACCACTTGGGATATTGGACAGCGTGACCGTGCCCATGCTGGCGCCGGGCGTGTACGGATTGCCACCCGGATTCACTGCCGTGGTGCCCGCGAAGATGCGTTGTGCGTCCGTTGGGTTGGCGTAGGCCGAATACCAGATTTCAGCATATTGCGTGATGCCGGAACTGGCCGCAGTGACAGCCACGCCAAAAGATGGATTGGTAATACTGGGTTGCAGGTTGACGATAACGGGGGCGATTAGAGTGCCAAAAGCTGTGGGGGAGCCTATACCCGTGTTTGGCGCAGGCGAGAACTGGGTGATGCTTACATCGCTGTACACATCGGCGTTGAACTCCATAAGATTCAAAGCTGCGGTTACGGAGCCGTCGTCGGCAAACTTCTCGACGATTTTGTTGATGCGGAACTGCTTTGCGACCCACCCATAGTTCGCGTTCGTTACGGTAACGACATCTCCAGCTTCAAGCTGCAAACCCGTGTAGTTGATCTCGACTTGGATATTGAGGTCTTCGCGGGCGGCTTTGAGAAACCGGTTGGCCAAGTATTGGGCGCGAACGCTATCGTTAACCAACGGCAAGCTGATAGTCTGTTTGTTGACCGGCTCATTGGGGTACAGCAGCGCCGGGTAAAGCACAGCCAAGTCAAACGTTGCAGAGTTGAATGTGTCCTTGGACGACCCATCGGGAAATTTAACTTCAGCAATGTTGTAGCTGGCCGATATGTCCGTAGGTGTGATTGTTATGCCCGACACCATATTGGAGTTGTTGATGTCCATAACAACAGACACAGACGGGGTTTGAACGATAACGCCCCAAGTGCCCTTTATCTCGTTGTACTTCAACAGGCAGTCGCAGCACGCAGCCATGAGTTGTAAGTTGGACATGACGGGCTGCGCGGTATCTACCGTGCCGTCAAATCGGAAACGTGTTTGGCTGGTGTAGACGCCGTTGTACGTGGTGTAGTTGAAACTTTGGGCGGAGTAGGCATTAAGCGCCGTCAACGACGCCGTGTCCACCTGCGCGGCCGGGATAGCTGCGCCGTAACGGTTGGACGTAAGGTAGTCGTAAATACAATCGCCCGGGGCCGAACGGCTGTTCGTTACTTTAAACCGGGTTTGCTGAATGCCTGTCAGGTTTGCGCTTTGGCTGTACGTCAGCTTGACGATGGCGAACGCGCAGTTGCTCATCAGCTTCGTGGAGTCCCATTGGTAGGTCAAGCCCGGAGCCGACATAACGGTAATTGCCGACACGGATGAATTGGCCGGGTTGTTGGACCCATTGCTGTACAGGTAGATTTCCATCTTGCCCGCAACGGATGTATCAACTGCTCCAGTGGACTGATCGGTGAGGCTATCGACGGAGTACCCGTTGGCGTTAAAGTTTACCAACTTTCCGCCCCAGTAGATTTCACCGAACGTGTACGTGTCGGGAGTACCGCCGGATTCTGAGTTGGTAACTTCCGCCAGCGTCAGCACATAGTACAGCGTCTGGTTGTCGGATGTGATGCTGAGGTCGGTGACAATGCCACCCAAGTAGGCAGACCCATACACGACCGGTATTTTGTTGTCACCGGCTGGTGGCACCTGAGTACGGCTTCCGGGATTTGGGCTATCGGCCGTGGCTCCCGCGTTAGGCGAATCCGGGGCTAGGGCTTTGCTGATAATGGCCGAGGCGACCATATTGATGGCAAAGCTGGTAACGGCGTACCCGGTGGCCCCAAGAGCCGCTGCGGCCAAAAGGGCGTCACCGAAGACGGCGGCAAGAACGATTGACGACGGCATATCAGGCCACCCAAAATTCTTCAAGTTTTGTGAAACCGAACCTGTCGTATCTCAGGTCCGGGCTATTGACCATTTTACTGATCAGGAAGGCCGCTATGCGGCCCTGCGCTTTGAGGGCTTGGCCGTGCTCTGCGTAGGCCCGCAGCAGCCTGTATCCGGCGCTGGTGCCCCTGGCTTCGGGGTTCACCCAGTAGGCCCATTCAGTCATCACCAGCTTGTCCGGCGCCCACAGGCTGGGGGCGATGCCCGCGACCAGCATGCCGTTCACGCCATCGGCCTCAGACACCAGCACCAGACCTTTACCGGCCATGATCTCCGCCAGCAGCCGTGTGATGTGTACTGCGTCATCGGCTTCGCCCAGAAACGGCAACGGCGTCTGACTCCGGTACTGCCGGAGCATGTCCAGCAGCACGGGAATGTCAAACGGCGAGGCGTCACGAATTAGGGGGCGCATTTTGACCGAACTGGTAGTTGATGGTCTCGATAAAGCCAACACGGTTCATCGAGGTATCACCCGCGTTGAAGAATTGCCATGAGTTGTTGTTTGTGTACCTGCCCGCAGTGCGGTTTTGCAGGATGAGTTGAATCGCCGCAGCACTTACCGTGACCGTACCGACGTATGCCCGGGCGTCCTCCATCCACTGTTCAGAGATGGAGAACGAGTTGATAAAACCGTTGAAGAACTGGTACAGACCGCCAGTGCCGCCCGACGTTATCAACGAGCCATCCGGGTTAAAGAACCCGTGCCACATCTCGATCTTCGCGCCCTTTACGTTCTGGCCCAGCACCCAGCCCAGCATTGCCGTGTCGATACCGGTCATGGTGATGGTGGTTTCGTTGGCCGTTGACTTTATGTCGCGCTGGGCTTCTCCGACCTTGATGAGCACGCCCACGGCGTCGAAAGCGTTTGCATCTACGGCAGATACCGTCATGTCGGCCGGGGCCGTCGTGAACCTGTATGTGTCCACGCCCGTGGTGATTCGGATAAAGTCCGCGTACCGAATACTGTTGTTGGCTTGGGCATCGGACGACCAGTTTACAAATTGGCTGGAGTCGTTTTGCCACAGAACCGTTTGACCGGAGTTGTTTATCCAGTCTACGATTGTCTGGTTGAACTTTATGTTGTTCATATCAGTTGGCCATCATAACAATCCAGTTCGTGCCGTCAGACTGTAGCAGCGCGAACTTACCAGCCGTAGCGGCCAAGATTGCTGTACCTGCGGTGGTCGAGCCCAGCGGGACCACGTTTGACGCATTGGAGTTAACGGCTGTAGCTGTGACGTTTTTCACCATCAGCATACGGCCGTTATACGTTGACGCTGACGGCAGTGTAACCGTGCAAGTCGTTGTCGTAAAAATAAGCGAGAACGCGGTGCTCAACACCGTATGGGTGGTGGCGTTTACCGTGATGGGGGCTTCGGTCGCAAAGGCGTTAACGACAGTCCATTCGCTGTTGATCGTAGTTTTGCCTGTGGCGCCCGCAACGGCAGACCCCAAGTTAATGTTCGTGATGGAGCCGGACGCACCGGACGCGCCGATGTTGACCGTTTTGGTAACGCCCGAAGTGTTGGCACCAGTTGCCAAGTTGAGAGTCTGTGCTGCGGTGGATTGGCCAATTGTGATGGTGCCGGTTCCGGCTGTACCGCCAATCGTAATGGTGCCTGTAGTCTGTCCTGCGTTAAGCGATAAAGCCGACGTGGTGCCCGACAGAGTAAAACCAATGTTGCCGGACATTACGGTGCCGTTAAGAACGACAGCCGAGAATGTCTGCGTGGCGCTCCAAGTCTGGGCAAGCCCGATAAGAGCAAACGTACCAGACGAGTTCGGCAGTGTATACGTCCGCATCGTGCCTGTGGTAATTGCAGACACATCGAAGTCCGCGATCTTGGTGTTGTCAACGCGGTCTTCCAGATACAGGTCGCGGTTGAGCATGAATGTCGTGGCGTTAATCTGGAATGCGGCGTCGTAATACGCAAAGTTGGCGTCGAGTTGCGACAGGGGGATGGACCCGGTGGCAAGGTTGAAAGTGTTTGGCACAGACATGGATAACTCCGATTAAAGAACTGACTCAAAGGCTTGGAAGGGGCCAGACCACTGTATGAACGAGTCATTGGTCATGGGCACCAGCGTGTATGTCGGGTAGGCCCGGAGGATGACGGGAAAGGTCACACCCGTGTATGTAGAGCCGCCCATGCTCACGGTGGTGCCGTATTGGCCCATTACTGCCGCTACAGGGGCCGTCAGGGCGTCGATCAGGTTGCGGTGTACCGGGATCACTACCGTGGCGCCTGCGCCTCGCTGAACGTCTGCCGTGGCGATGTACGTGTACCGGCCCACTTGCACGAAGTCTCCGGCCCGCACAATATACGCGGTAGATGAGATGGCGGGCAGACTTCCCAGCACCAGATTCTTGTTGGCGCTGGTGATGTCCCACTGGCATGCCGCAATTTGCACCGCAGTCATATCGCCTTGGTACTTGATGTAGTTGAGCCAGCCGGTAGAGCCGAAGTTAAGGTATTGCTCCAGCGCCTTGTCGTTAATGCGCAACTGGTTGAGCACACCACGATTTTGGCTGTACAGCAGATAGTTCATGGGCCGCATCTCAAAGGCAAACGGTACGACCGTGAGTTGTTCGGATGTGACGATCTTTTGGTTGCGGCTGATTGTTTGGCCGACGAACCGTTGGTCGTTAATTCCGACCGACTCGGAGATGGACAGAATGGTTTGCAGGCTCATGGTTAACGACTCGCTGGCAGTGCGCGTTGGGCTGACTGGCTTGCCGCCCACACGGCTTGTTTATTTTTGGCCAAGAACTGGATGCCGGACTGCGTGTCGATGGCGCTCAGATTGGCGATATAGGGGCCATTGAAGACCGGGCCGGACGGGGCGTTCAATGCGGCCCCAACTTGACCATTGGGGATGATCGTACCCGAGGTATTGGACGTGAACAACTCGGGGCCGTTCTCGCCCACCAGATAGGTTGAACCGCCAGTCACGGAGCCGCCGTTTGCACGCTGGGCAGTACCAAACGCTCCGGTGAGTTGCAGCATGTTATCCAGCGAATCACCGCCCATGGATGAGGCCACGGCCGCCGTTGCCGCCGTAGGCACGGAGTTGAAAAAGTTGAACCCCTTGAACAGGCTCATCATTTGCGCCTTCATGGCGATGGCGATAAGGTCTTGGATAACGCTGCGGGCGAAGTCCTTGAAGGACAGCTTGCCGGTGCGCACAAAGTTTTCAAGGGCGCTGCTCATGTTGTTATACACGGCGGTATTCATGTCTTGCAGCATCTTGAGTTCGACACCTGCCTGAATGTTGGCTTCCCGCTGTGCCTGAATCGCACGCAGCCGTTCAGCCGCTGCGTCTTTATCAGCTTTGAGGCCACTGTCCTTTTTGTCGTAAATGGCCTGAATCTCCTGCTCCGTCTTCAGGCGGGTAAGCGCGATTTCAAGATCAGTGCCTTGCAAGAACAGATGCTCACGATAAAACGCGATGCGCTCTTTCTCGCGGTCCACTTCATCCTGCTGGGCCTGCGCCTGAGTGCGATACGCCTCGCGGGCACTCGCGTACACCTCCATCTTTTCCCGGGCGGCTGCGGCGTCGATAGACCGTAGTTGCGCAGCAAGCGTTTTGGCGCGTTCAGCCGTGTGGGCGAAGTCCTCGTCCTCGTTGGCCCGCTTGGCCGCACGAATGGCGGCATCACGGTCTTTAACGCGCTTTTCTTCGATGGCGCTGATCTTGTCGAGCGACTGGATTCGTGCTGCGGCCCGTGCGGCTTCGTCGAAGTCCTCGGCTTGATAGCGCAACTGCCTGTCTTTTGCGGCCCGACCAGATGCTTGGTAGTCGATCTTGCGTTGGTTGTCCGCTGCCTCTTTGGCTGTGCGCTGTTTTTCAGCCTCATGCTCACGCAGCGCGGCCACGACCTTCTCGTACCGGTCCTGCGCCTGTTGCAGCATTTGCTTGTCGAGGGCCGTGGCGTTCTCGCTTTCGGCGCGTCGTGCGGCAATGCCGACCGCATTCCAGGCCACGCGCACTTGCTGTTCAAGGTCAGGCGTCTTGCCCACGTCCTTGAGGCTCTGCCAGAACTCGCCCATGGCCCCGGTAATGCCACGCCATGCCTTCTCCAACAAACCGGCTTCACTGGTCTGGCGGTTGAGGCTCTTGGTCAGCAGTTCCGTTGTGTACAGGATCGACTCCTGTTGCTTGCCCTGCGCGGCCAACTGGCGGATATGCGTGTATTGCTCAACCGTCAGGAAGTGATATTGGTCATTTAGTTTCTTGGCCGAGGATGCAGACCCATCCAGCGCCGGGATCAGAGAAGTGGCAATCGTTGCAGCCGATTCGCCGGTCAGACGCGACATACGCGCCACAAGGCCCGTGACCGAAGACAGCGTGGCGGAGGTGAACTGGCCTGTAGAGGCCAATTGTTGCATGGCGCCCCGCACGTCACTTATCGACGTGTGGTACTTGTTTCCAATAGACACTGACAATGCCGTAAAGCTGGCTTCGGTCATGTTCAGATAACCGCCAGTCAGCACCAGCATGTTGTTAAATGCCTTTTGTTCTTCGGCGCCTTTGTACATGGCGTAGCCCAGCGTGGCCAGCGCCCCGGCAAACCCGGCTGCTGCAACACGGGCGGCAGTAAGAACGGATGCGATGCCTTCAAACATGGGCTTAAAGCCACCGAACTGGTCACGCAGTTGACCACCCTGCTGTAACAACACCATGAACGGATTCTGTCCGCCTGCAAGGCCCGTGATAACGTCCGTTGTCTGGTAGGCCAACGCGGCTTGCAGATCGGCCCGCATGCCCTTGCCTTGCGCTGTGTTCGCTTTGGCTGCCGCAGCGGCCACGGCGTCGTATGCCTTGGCCTGATCGCGCAGCAGTTTGAGTTGCACGTCAGAAATCTTCGCACCGGCCAGCCGACCGTGCGTCAATTCCATCTCGACCTTCTCAACTGCCGTGAGGGTTTTGCCGTAAGACTCCGTGGCCATCTTCAGGGCCATGGTCATTTTGGCGGCTTCGTTGGACTGCCGCTGTACCTCTTTCGTAAAACCCGTGAACTTCTCTTTGGCGGCGTTAAGCCCCGTGACAAGTTCGGCGGAGTCTACGCCAAGGACAATGCCCAGACGTGCCAATAATTGGTTAGCCATTTTGTTTCCTTGCTGCGCGGGCTTTTTGTTTGGCCAGCTTGGGTGCGTATGCCAGTATTAACGATTCAAGTTCGGACTTAAATGTGGCCACAACCCGGTCGTAATTGCGGGCCAGTGAATTGCGAAGATATGGGTGCGCCGGGGTGACAGCGTTGCCGAACTCTTGCGACAGCGACACTGCGCTCTTTTTCACAGACACCATGGCGATAACGATGTCGGACTGGTTGACCATCGACGATTCATAGTCTTTCGCGGAGGGTGTGCGGGCGTCGAGCCTCACCGTGTCCCGCAGGTGGATAGGGCCGGTGTTTTCTTCGTCGTAGGGGGCAGAGGCCACCACATCGGCCGCAACGGGCTCCATGGCCCGTTTTGCCGCCTTGGTGACGGTGTTTCGCATGACCAGATCGGACCGCCAGCCATCAGCCAAGGCGGAAAGGGCCGACTCCAGGTCTTCCAGTCCTTCCACCTTGGTGATGATCATGTCAGCTTCTCCGTAAATGATGCCGGGGCTCCCGGGGCCGTGGCCATGAACGTCAAGAGGCTGCGATTGGTCTGCGCGGCTTGTTCTTCGTCGGTCAGTGGCGGAATGATGTATTCATGCGTTGACGGGAGCACTGTACGAATTGTAAACGGCGTCTGGCCCTGCTTCAACTTGGAGTTGAGGTTGCCCGTTGTCAGGGTGCTCAGGGCAAGCAAGATGGCTTTATTCCCGATGGCCCCATCACTCAGCATGATCTCGATATTGCGCATATCGACCGTGGGGATGTCGTCGGGACATCCACCATGAGCCCACACATAAGCGCGGGCTTGCTGGTGAACGTCCCTTACGAGTTTTTTCGGGCGTCCTTATACCCGGGCTGAATGGCTTCGACGATGGCGTCCAGCATCTCCAGTTGCACGGGCAGAGGAAATTCTTCCTCGATCTCTGCGTATGTGATGTCGTCAAACGTGCCTTCAACCGGGACCAACAGACGGAAGTATTCCGTGATCCGGTTTTCCATCAGCATGATGGACATAGCCACTTCGCGGGTAGACCGGCCATCGACAATAACGTCCGTGTCGGTGACTTCGACGCCCTCGGGTGGATCGGCCCGCAGCGATTCAGTCATCTTGCTGACGCGGGCCTTAAGACTTTCTTCGTCAACCTCTGCGATGCGTTTGTACATCGCTTCGGCCTCGGCAGATAAAGGCAGGCGGACTTTAAAGTCAAAGCCGCCGTAGGTGAATGTCTTGGTGCGAATCTGGGCTACTGCGCTTTCGTACTTGTCGCCCATCGCTTTGCTAAATCGTGTCATCTCTTGTTGCTCCGCATCATGTTGAGATAAATGGCGTTGTTGAGTTTCACCACATACTCGACGACTTGCTCTGGCGTGAACTTGTCGGCGTGTCGTGCGGCGATCTCATGGGCCAACGCAATACCCGTGAGTCTTTGTTCCGGGAAGCTGAACCAGTTGCTGTCCCCGGACATCATGCGGTCTCGGAGATAGTTCAGCAGGTCATTCTCGGATTTTATTTCATGCGGAGTGCTCATATCGTGTCCATGTGAAAAAGCCCCCGAAGGGGCTTCTTTCAGTCTTTAACTTCGACCTGTTTGGCCTTGGCCGGTTTGATCACCGGGTTGAACTTGGCCAAGGCCCGTAAGGCCACCGCTTCGGCCGAATCGGGGTCCGCCCCGGCCAGTGCTGCGGCGACCTCGTTGGCGTCTACCGGCAGGCTTCGCGCCACATCGTCCAAGGCGCGGTACGTGGAGGTCAACTCCGCTACTGCGTCTTTTACGTTCATGTGTTGCTCCAGCCGTACTGGTTGCCACGGGGGTGGATGGTGAACACGCACTTGGCTTCAGCACCGGGTTGCGCGTCAATCTTGAACTCACCCACACGGCCGTTGAAGGCGTAGGCCACCGTGGTGGTGCCATCGACAGCGGCCACCACGAAAGTGCGATCCACGGTCCCGGCTGCGGCGTCTGCGCGAATCTGCAACAGGGCCGCATCGCTGGGGTTCCACGGCGCGGTGATGGTCATGCTGGTAGGTGCGGCTTGGGTCGGGATTTTGTCCGACTGGCGCGAACCAGCAATCGAAAACGATGCCACTGCATCGTCTTGGCCGAAAGCGGGAACCGCCTCGACGTTAAGTTGCGTACCTGCTGCGCCCGTGCCGTTGGCGGCGGTGCCCACGATGGTGGCAACTTGGCCTGTCCAGACGGACAGGTTGGCGGTCGTGAAGGCAACCGGGCTGGCGCCGGTTTGCATCCACAGCGAGGCGGCAAAGCCGGGTAGGATTTTCGATGGTGCGGCCATGATTGTTCCTTAAAGTTGAGTTGTCATTACGCCAATTACGGCGTGTTGCTCCAGCCGTACTGGTTGCCACGGGGATGGATCGTGAACACGGCCTTGGCTTCGGCGCCTGGCTGTGCGTCAATCTTGAACTCACCCACGCGGGCGTTGAAGGCGTAATACACAGTACCAGTGCCGTCAGTGGCCGTGATGATGAACGTGCGGTCCACGGTGCCGGATTGGGCGTCACCGCGGATCAGCAGCAGGTTGGCATCGCTGGGGTCCCAAGGTGCCGTAATCGTCATGCTGGTCGGGGCGGCTTGAGCCGGGATTTTGTCCGACTGACGCGAACCCGCGATGGAGAACGATGCCACCGCATCGTCTTGACCGAAAGCCGGGATGGCTTCGACGTTAAGTTGGTTGGCCGAAATGGCCAGTGCCGACACGGTGGCGTAAGTAGACAACGCTGCCGTGGTCAGTGCCGTGGGGCTGGCCGAAGGCTGCATGTACAGGGCGGCTGAAAAACCGGGTAAAACTTTTGCTGGGGGTGCCATGTTGGTTCCTTATAGCGGGTTAAAGACAGCGTGTCTTGTCATGTCGGTATGTCGATTGTAGCGTCTAAAAAGACTTGGTGGAGGCCCAACTTATCGTCATACGAGTGGTAAAGCCATTGCACATCGGTCTTAGTAACGTACAAAGTGCCGTACATGCCGGTAAAGCCATGCAGGGCTTGCAGAACCGTATTGGACATATCCAGCACATCAGCACTGTTCTGGGCGAACAGGCTGATCTGGAATGTCGGGCGGTCGATGCCCTTCACCGCTTGCACTGGGCCGGTATAAACCGGCTGGTGGATATTGCGCAGTTGCCACGTAACGAACTTGGGCTGCGTGGCGTAATTGCGGTTCATGAGCGCATACACCGGTATCGCGCCCATGACCTCGACCAACTTGGCTTGGATAGCCGTGGCGTAATCGCGTGGATTTTGCTGTGTGGCCATCGTTAAACCTTGGTGTTGGGATCGTTACGGTAGCACAGTAGCGTAACGCTCATGCGATCATTCGATTCCATGACATCGGAAATACGCCAGTCGTTACCGCGCCACGTAAGCGAGTATAGATTCTGGTGATCGACGATCTGTTTCATGTTGGGCGTGTAGTTGAACGTCAAATTAACGAGGTCTTGATACACGCGGTACTTGGCGTCGATCTCAAGATTGTTTTTAACGTCCCGCACACGCGCCCGGGTGTTAAACCACAGCGTTTCGGTAACGGTGTAGTCTCCGAGCGTGTCCACGCCGAAACTCAGCGTGTTGACTGCTACGTTCTCGTACCGTTCGATGGCCATATCAGCTACCCATTCCCGTATCGGTGATGGTTTTTACCCATGCGTATTTACTGCGTGGGCCAATGCGTCCGGCCAAGAGGTATGCAAAACTGCCGACCGGGATACCCGTAATGATACTCGCCTCTTGTCGGCTTACATACTGTACGCCATTTATTGTTATCGGCCGCTGGTGTGCGATTGCGTTTTTTGTATTGGCAATAACGGTTTTCGGCTTTCCCGTATGCGCCCTGCGGCACTTCTCAATGGCTTCTGGGGAATGCTTTTTTCCTTTAAACCCAGATACGCGCCCAGTGAGTGCGGCGCTGCGGTTGGCAATATGCTGCGCTGATTGCTTTGTTCCCAAGAGTTTAAACCCAGAAATGTCAGTGCCGCCCGGAAGAACATTCCATCCTATACGTTCTCGGGGACGTAACTGTGATTCAAGGACACGGCATTCTGCCTCTGTACCTCGGGCGATAACTTCCTTGACTAACGTATCCCAGCCATGCTTTCGGATTGCCCGGTACAGCGGGTTTGCATGTCCTTGTTTGGCACAAGACTTATGTGCGGACAGACGCTGCATAAAGTCGTGCGTTATACCAACATACCCTTGCGCATGTACGTTTGTGTGTTGCGGCAACCGTATCCAGTACACGTTCATACGCCCTCACAAAATAAGAGGCTTGTAGGGTCTTAAAAGCATATCAATACCCCAAGGGATAACGACCTGCGCTTTGGACGTGGTTTGCGATCTGTTGTTGTACAGGTGAGTCAGCAGCAGCAATCCGGCTTGCTTGATGACCGGGTAAGCGGCCATGGGGTTGGCGCCAATGGTGTACTCGACCCAGATGGGGTTGGTCACGCTGGTGTTGATCTCATCCGGCATCGAACTGATAACGACACGATTGCCCGACAGGTCATAAAAGTAGACGCTAGGGTCGAGCACTGTTTCAGTCGGGGGCATGCCGCTTGCGTAGTAGGCCACCTTGGTGATGGTCGGTGTGCCGTTGAGGGTGCTGGGTATGTCCAGCGCAAGCGGGTTGCCATAAAGCGAATTGAGCGAGTAATACACGCGGTACGCTTCGCTCACAAAGGACGCGCCCAGATAGTCTTCGATGGCCATCCGGACAGCCAGTTCAAGCGGCCCGAGGTAAGCCGCTTGACTGTCGTCGCCGAATAAGTTCAACTGGTTTTGAACTTCGTCTTGGGTCAGCCACGCCGTTGACACATCGCGGTCGATGAGTTCGATTCGCTCATAGTTGAACGGGTTTCGTGTCGGGCCGAGGTCACTCGGCAACATCACGGAGTCAATGGCGCTCATGGCGATCCTTAGACGGTGAACCTGATGCCTGCAAACACGTCACGCACGGTGGACACCACGCGCTTCTCGCCGTACAGGTTGATGAAGCCTGGCTGGGTCTGCTCCATGCGTTGCAGCTTGATCTCCGGGAAGTCCCCAATAGTCATGAATCGGGGCCAGTTGGCCAAGTACATCGGCGCCACATTGATGTCGAGGTACGGGTTGGGGACCACTGGGAAGCCGAACAGGAAGGCCACTGCACCGCCGTCCTCGTCACCGACTTCAAGGAAGAAGGGGATGCCGGTCGTGGGCACTTTCAGGGCACGCAGGGCCGTGATCATGTCGGGGTGAATGTGCCACGCCGTACCCGGCATTGCCCAGTACTGGGCGGGCAGTGCGCCGACCACGTTCACGATGTCGTCGTAGGCGATGGTAGCGCCTGCTTTGGCCACGGTCTTGATGGTGTGGATACCGTTGGTCAGACCCGTGCCGCTGGTGCCGAATGCGGCGCTGGTGCCACCCGCATAGGTGGCCAAGCCGCGCAGGCCGGAGGTGGCGCCCGTGGCCACCGTGGTGGACCCGGCCTGATCGTCGTTCAGGGCCATGGATGCGGCCTCAAGCTGGCTGAACTCGGCCATGAGGTCATCGACGATGGCAGTGTCCAGCGCGTTCACGTCGGACAGCACGGCAGTGCGCAGGGGGATTTGTGCGGAGACAACACGAACCGGCAGTTGCCAGATCGAAGTGTCGATATTCGGGGAACCGCTGTTGGGGCTCACCGTGTAGCCCCAAGGGTTGGTAGCGTTGGCCGCATTGCCGGTCTTGGCCACGAACTGGGCGTCCGAGTCCGTGAGCACGATCTGGCGAGAGCCTTGGCGGAAAGGGTTGATGTATCGCGCAGCAGCGAAAGCATCGTCAAAGAGGACTCGACCGCCAACGCCAGAGCCGCTGCCGGTGATGTTCGACTGCTCTTTAAGGTCAATGGTTGCTTTGCCCTCGGTCAGAGCCGTCTTCACGCCGTTGAGGATAAGTTCGTTGATTTTCATGGTCGAGTCTCTAGGAGTTAAAACAAAGGGGGCCGAAGCCCCCTCCGGACTTAGGCCGCAGCCGTACCAGTCGAGCGATAACGCACACCAGCGTTCGGGTCACGAACGGAAGTGGCCAGACGCTTCTCACCGTAGAAGGTGATGTAACCGGGCTGGGTCTGATCATAACGACGCATGATCATGTTCAGGCGGTCAACGATGGTGTGGAAGCGGCTCCAGTCAGCGAAGAACATGGGGTACTTGCTAACGGTGCCAGCGGCGCCGGTTGCCAGCTGCGAAGGTGTATCCATGTACTTGTTGACGACCACATCGAAGCCCAGCAGTTGGCCGACGATACCGTCGTTGCGGGCCAGACCGTCGATATAGACAGGACGCTTCTGGTCATCGGTCAGACCGCGAATCGCTTGCAGCAGAATCGGGCTGATCATGAACTTGGCGTCGGCAGTCCAGTACTGCTGCGGCAGGCTGTAGATGAGGTTCACAACGTCTTTGTACGAGATGTTGTTGGCGCCCACCGTGTTGGCGTTGGTGGTCAACTGGTCGTAGGTGGCCAGCGAGTGCAGACCAGAACTGGAGCCGGTGCCGCTGGAGCCGAAAGCTGCGGTGGACACGGTGCCGCCAGTGTAGGTAGCGTTTGCGCCGCCGTACTGGTCCAGACCACGCAGGCCGTCTGCGCCGCCAGTGGACACGGTGGTGCCGCTGCCGGTCTGGTCGTTGTTGGCGATCATGGACTGGGCTTCGACTTGGGCAAACTCCATCAGCATGTCGTCAACCACGTTGGCTTCCAGACCGTCGATGTCGTCCAGCGCGGCGGTACGGATCGGGAACTGGGCGTTCACGTCCTTAAGCACCACCTGCCAGATCGAAGTGTCTTCGGTCGTGGGGGTGCCGTTGTTCTGCACCGGGTAGCCCCACTGAGCACCAGCGTTGCCGGTCTTCACGCGGAACTGATAGCTGGAGCCTTCAGTGGTAACGACGCGAGAGATGCCGCGCAGCGGGTTGGCCAGACGCAGAGCGACAAAGGTCGGATCGTAGGCGGTACGACCACCCTTGCCGTCACCGCCAGCAGTCAAGGCCGAGGATTCAGCCATGTAGGCGTTGTACTCGGACTCGTCAGCGAACATCTTGAACTCGCGTTCAAACTGAGTCTTGGAGCCGTTGGCGATGTCGCGCAGTTGCTCTTTGACGTGCTTGTTCACATCGGCGCGAACAGACTTTTCGATTTTGACGATGGCGGGAGCGCCGATCTCAGCCACTTTGGCTTCCAGAGCCTTGACGGTCTCTTGCATCTCGACCTTGACGGCCTCGATAGCGGAGACAGCAGCCTCTTTGGCTTCAGCGGCTTTGGCTTCGGCGTGAACCTTGGCTTCAGCGATCTGGGCTTCGCTGGCGGCTTTGATGCCGTCCAGTTTTTCGATAACTTCTTTCAACATGATGGTTTCCTTAAAAACGCTTTGAGATTTCAGCCAAGAGTTCGCGCTTTTCGAGTTCGCGCAACAACTCGGCCGCTTGAGCCGCGTCCGTATCAGCATCCCGCTTCGCGGAGTTGGTTTCAGGGGCACTGGCGGCAACATCCCGCTGCGCGACAACGCCCTTGAGAACAGACGCGGCTAGTTTCGCGTCTTCCTTGGCAAGTCCTGCGTCACGCAGGGCTCGCTCAATGACCTTGAGATCGGCCGAACCGTCAGGCCGGAAAAACTCCAGCTTGCTGATCTCGGCCTTGGTGTTGTTCGGGTACATAACGACAGAGACCTCGCGCAGACCGCCTTTGGTGATCTGGAAGTAGCCTTCGTCCCATACGTCGGCAGACCCAGCGGGGAAGACATCGCCCTCTTTCGTGACCCACTGGTACTCGTCGGCATACGCGCCAACAGAAACGCCCCCGAACATCTTGGGGCTTTCTTTCATGACCGTGTACAGGTCTCGACCTGCCGTTGTGTTCATGAAGATGCGACCGGTGCCGGACATGCCATCATCGTCCATTTCCAGCCCGGTCCACTCGCCCACGGGAACTTGCTGGCCCTCATGGTTTACAAACATGGGCAACGGACGACCCGACTTCTTGAACTCGTCTGCCCACTGGGCAAAGCCCTCGGGCTTGTAGAAGAACTTGCGGCCATCGGCACCTTCACGGGCGCCCCACGTAGTCCAGGTGGCCTCAATAACTCCAGTCGGTTGCTGGCCTTCGTCGGCGTCTTGGCCGAGCGACACTTTGGCTTCGCAAACGATTCTCACATTCTTGGTCATGGGTAGCCCCTGCGTGTTAATGCCCACATTTTAAGCGCGATTTTGTCGTGTGGTGTAGGGGTCAGGCGCTACCGTCACGGCCAGTGCGCCCGATAGTGTCTTTGTTGCCCCCGCCGCCAGTGTCTTGGGGGGACTGCCCCGGGATGCCATCCGGGCCTCCCTTGGGGTCTTTGAGTTTGTCCGCTTCGGGGTCGTCGTGCTTGGGGTTGCCCAAGTATGCACGGGCCTCGTTTGGCGTCAGTATACCGTTTTTAACGCCTGCGGTGGCGTAATTCATCTGATCAAGCGGGGCACCCTTCAGGAACTCATCCGTCTGGAAGTGAATGCTCAGGCGTGGAAAGCCGTCGAGTAACGCGGTGCCAAACTTCTGCTGGGCGTTGATAACGACAGGGAGCATGGTGGACTTGTAGAACTCGTCCAGCAGCGTCTGCGTGTTGTTGAACTTGGTCTGGCCAATGTTGATCAGTTGATGCGGCACGCCAAACAGTGCGGCGATACGCACCATGGTCTGCTCTTTCAGCTTGGCCGCATCCGTATCCTGCATGGTCAGCATCTTGAGCGATTCGTACTTCAGGCCGTTGTCGAGCAAGATACCTTGGCCCGGTTTGCTGGCGTCGGTTGTGCGCGACCCGACCATGTTGGCCCAAGCGTTTTTAATGCGGGCCGCGATCTCCTTGTACTTGGAGTCGGGGATAACGGCGTCCGTGTAGAACATGCCCGTGGGCTTGGCCCCGTTTTGCAGGACGAAGCTGGCGTACAGGTCGAGGTCTTGGTCGATGCCCACCAGCGTGGTGGCCAGAATGCCCTTGTTGAAGCCCGCAGAGCCCTGCCACGCCAGTTCCTTGGCATGCACGACCTCATGGGGCTGCAACGGCTCGTCTTTGGAAAAGCCGTAGGATGGTGTGGCCAGCCGGTACGTCGGATAACGTCCCGCAGTGATCTGGGCGGTGATGAGCGTGCTGTCCAGCAGGTACATCTCCAACGGGGTCTGCGTGATCGACTTGCGGTCTTTGCGCCAGAACACCGTGAAGGCTTCGCCGGACAGGTCGTACCACAGCAGCCATTGCACCCAGAACTCATAGGCCGACTGAAACTTGTTGGGGTTGTTCAGGAGGTTGTACACCGCCCGAGCCTTGGTGCGGTTGCGGTCATCGACGCTCTTGTCCGTGCAGGCATCGACCACGGCGCCCGTATCGGTCTCAAACATGATCTTGATGGGCAACTGCGCCAGCACGCGGGCTTTGAGGGCCACACAAGTCATCACGGTGCTGTTGCGCGACAGCGTGGACATATCCACGATGCGGCCAGACTCGGACGAAGCGGAGGTGGTGACGTAGAGAAGCTGCGAACCGGCGATGTTTTTATCGGAACCGGCTTGCCGAATGATGTTGTTACCGAGCGCCGTTTGGCCAAAAAGCGTGTTGCTTTCGGTCGAAGTTTTCTTCGTTTTCGGGTCAGTACTTTGCGCTGCGTACTTATCCTTGTTGTAAATGTCCATGTTAACCCCTCAAAATTCTCTGAAACCGTATGAGTCGGACGCGACAGGATTGTCGAGTGCGCAGTGCATGGCAATTATAAGGGCCACGATACCGTCAACCTTGGCCGCTTTGTCCGCTTCGTTCTTGCGCACTTTGATGTTGCCTTGAACGTCCTCATAGACTTCGCAGTTACCCAACTGCCAGCCCGTGAATGGATTGCCATCGTGTTTTATCTGGCCCGCAAGGATAAGTTTTTCGACATGCTTGCTGGGGTTGCTCAGAACCGCCATGCCTTGGCCGACTTTCTTGACGGGTAGCTGATCCTCGTACAGCTTGGACACAAGGCTTGCAGCGTTATAGGAATCGTACCCGATTTCCTTGATTACGTGTTGGTACTTTTGGTGCTGTCGAGTTATGTAGGCATAAATCTCGTTGTTATCCATGACGTTGCCCTCCGTGAGGTGCAGGATGCCGGAGGACTGCGCCAGCCGGAAAACGTCTTGGTAGTGCTTGGGGATAAGTTCAAACCCGGCCTCGGGCAGGAAGTACATGAACTCAGCCTCGAAGTCATCCTCTGCGTACCGTTTGAGCGTGCAGATGGCGTTCAAGTCCCGTGTGCTGGCCAAGTCGAAGCCGATAAAGACAGCCTCCGGTTCACGGCTGGTTGTGGCGCCAGCCACTTTGTCCCAGTACGACCGGTCCACCCAAGCCGAGTTTGCCGACACGAACACGTTGAGGGTCTTGCACAGGAACTCGTTGAGCGCGGCTGGCTTGTGCTTGGCTTCGGCTGCGCGGGCTGCGATGGCCTCGCTGAACACGCTGATACCGTGCATGGGGTTGGCTTTGGCCCAGACCTCGGGGTCCGCCCAATCGTCCTCTGGGTCAAGCCCGTACAGCAGGCCAAACCAGCGTGGGTTGTCCTCAGCCTCACCGCGCAGCATGGTCTCCACCATCTGCATGTCCTCATAGAACTTCGTGTCTTTGGTGAATGAGGCCGTGGTGATGTAGACGCGCAGCGGGTTCTTGCGGGCCACCATACCCGAGAAGATAACTTCAATCGAGTTACGGTCCACGATGGCCGCACCCTCGTCGATGATCGCGCATGATGGGTTCTTACCGTCGCCAGTCTTCTTGTTGTCGCGGCTCAACGCCTTGAACATGGACTGGCTGTCACCGACCTTGCTGATCAGAGACTTGTTGACATCGTAGACGGCCGCAAGTTCCACGGGCATCCGTTCGATGAAGCCCTTGGCCGCGTCGAATACGATGCTGGCCTGCTCACGGTTGGTGGCCAGCGTGAGCACTTCGGCCCCGGCCTCCCCGAATGCAAGCTCATACAGGCCAATACCGGCCGTCAGGGTCGATTTACCGGCCTTGCGGGGGATGAAGATGATGACATCGGAGACCAGGCGCTTGGAATTGTCGGCCTTGTGCCTGAAGCCGTAGATGGCGCACAGGGCCATGATCTGGAAGCCCTCCAGCACCAGCGGTTTGCCCGCGTCCGGGCCTTTAGTGTGCTGGAGCATGGACATGAACTCAAGAACGTGCTCCACGTACTCGACTTTGAACTCCCACTCCCATGTCTTGTCCTGTAGCTGGCGCAGGAAGCGTTCACAGGCCAGTTTGACGTTACGGCAGGCTTTGAGTTCGCCCTTGACTATCTTGTGTGCGTACCGGACGCCATCGCGCCAGTCCGCTATCGTGTGTGTGGTGGTCATTTATTTCCCGGTCCTTTGAGGAATCCCGCCAGCGGTTTTCCGTCCTCCTTTTTGGCCGTGAGGCGGCTGCGCGGGGTGAGCCCAAGCTCGTTCATCAGGGTGATGATCTTAACGATGGTTTTGTCGCGGATCGTGATCAACGGATGCGTGCCCAGCGATGAGCCGCCGTTGACTGATACCACGATGTCTTCGCCCTCCAGACCGCGATTGCACTCGATGTAGGTATCAATCTGGTCAGCCAGCATGGCCAAGACGTGCCGGTCCATCTTGGAGCCGATTCCGTAGGTGTCCCAGAGGAATGCGGAGGTCTCCACGATAAACGTCTGTTTGTCCCAAGCGTCGGGGTTGTCCAGCCATTCGGCCACGGGTACGCGGTCACGCACTGCCGTGGGCAGGCTGGTGCCCTTGTGCTTGGGTCGGGTGCCATCTTTGGCGTGTACTTCGGGTGGTTTTCGGTTTGCCATGCGGCGCATTGTATAAGAACGCCCCACTTTGCCAATGGCGAATGCAGAAAATTGGCCCCGGGCCTGCTTTTTAACGCCGAGGTTTTATTTTAAGTCATTAAAGCCGTTTAACGCCGATTAAAGCCGAGATGGGCGTTATCGGTAGGGGAGTACGTGCTCAAGATAAAAACGCGCGCATGGGCCTGCAATGTGGGCGCGTGTCGTTATTGTGCTTAGGGCGTTAAGTGTGGCCGTGTGCATAACCCAGCGAAAACGCATAAAAACGCGAAAACGTGGCACGGGTAGAGGATCGGGCCGGGTGGCACTGGTGGCGCGTCAACCGGGCCGGGTTTTATTGCGTTGCAGGTCGGTAGGGGTCTTGCAGATAACGACAAAGCCACTACAATAAAAACCACGTTGCAACGTTGCAGCGATCAACCGGAGAAAAGACCATGATCCAACAAGTACCGCAAACCATTGAAGACATCGAGACATTGCCCGTGCGTATTGAGTACGTGGCCGAAGTGCCCAGCAAATGGGCCGAAGACAAGCCCTGTAACGTTGACCAGTGGCGCGTATCTGTCACCGGGCCGTCGGGGTACTGGTCTACCGACTATTTTACCGGTCTCGGACTGCGTACCCCCGCCGTGGTGCGGCGCGACATAGGCGGTAGAACGTACATAAAAGCACCGGCAAAAATTAAAAAACCTAGCATTGCGTCCGTAATGCACTGCCTGCTAATATATGCAAGCGCCGCCGATGAAAACTTCAACGATTGGTGCGCAAACTTCGGTTACTCCGACGATTCTCTCAAAGCATTAAACACCTACAAACAGTGTTTAGAAGTTGGCACCGCATTACGCCGACACTTTTCACCCGCTACGCTTTCAGCGTTGCGCGACTTGTTGCAGGACTATTGACGAGGAACAAACCATGAAAACACTATATCAGGCACTAACCGGAGCGGGCATCCAGTGCAGTAACTGGCAATCGGACCTGTACGTACCCGTCACCGAGAAAAGCCGGGCCATACTGACCGAGTATCCTAAACAGTCCAAGACTGTTTTTAAAAGTAACGTAACCGGCGAACTTATGTTCGATTGCCCGTTCGCTTTCGACCCATTCTGGGAAAGGCGCAAAGCATGAAAGCATTTTTTAAAGACCTAGCCCATGCGGTTATCTTCGCTGCGACTATTGCGGCCCCTTTTATCTACTATTTTTGGGACATGAAGCCATGAAACATATTGACGTGAGCCGCTGGGTTAAAAGCCCACGCCAGATTGTGAGCATTAAATGGGAAATACCCGAACATAACGCCAGCGGCTCTACCGAGTGCGAAGCGTGGCGGGCTCAGTATGAAATCGAGTGCTTAGAGCGGGCCGGATATACCGTGCTCGATGTACTCCCGGCATGAAAGGGAAAAACACCATGAAAACCAAAATTTTTAAATCCGGGGCTTGGACAATTTTTGAGCGGTTAAGCCCCGGCGGGCTTTATTGCGTGAAACTGTACGGGCCGGGGGGTGACTTGCGCGACAAGGTACGTTGCGACGATCGGCGCATGGCTTCGGAGTACTGGCGAGCTTTTAACGCTATCGCAAAGGGGCTTTAAATGAAATACGTCGTTGAATTCGGCATTAGGGGCGGGGCGCACACTGAAAATCAGGTTATGCACACGCGAAAACAAGCGGAGCATCTAGCCCGCGCCCTTGTCATGGTATTTAAAAACGACCCATTTGCCCCGGGCGCCCATCCCGGCGAATGGCTTTTCACAAAACATGACAAACGCATGACATGGAAAAGTGAAACGCATTTTGTCGCGGTATCTAAACTGGATGGCAAGCCCCGGGGGCCGGCGTCGGCGGGGTTATGGCGCAAGGATACTGGGCCTAGTTTATTGGCCGAGCAGGTCATACCGCATTTTGAATAAGGGGCTTTAAATGAGAATTGAGGCGAGACTAGAAAAGCACGGGGGCCGCATGGTGCCTATCATCTTTTTCCCGGATGACGTGGAAACCGACAAGACCATAAGTTGCTACACATTCCACGATGGCCACGGGGCCGCTGAACGGGCCTATATGCGCCGGTGCAAAAAGCCCGCGACACCGGATGAATTTACCCTAATTTTCGCGGCCCTTGCCCGCTACTTTTCCGAAGCGGCCCGCTATGCCGCAAAGCGTTAACGGTTACCGCTAACCCGTAAAAAAGCGATAAGCCCTAGGGGGCTTGTGTGGTTCACGCCATGCAAGCCCCCTAGGGCTTTTTGTTTTGCCTTTTTGCCAATGGTTCGCCAGTGGTTCGCCAATGGTTCGCCAGTGGTTCGCCAGTGGTTCGCCAATGGTTCGCCAATGGTTCGCCAGTGGTTCGCCAATGGTTCGCCAGTGGTTTTGCGCTACCTGGTGGACGGGGTAGCGTAAGGCCGGCGTAAAGTTGTAACAGACCGCGAATTTATTTTGCGGATTGACGATAGATTTTTATTGCCGGCCCATGAAAGATAAAAACCGCCGGCAAGGCACTTTCCCGGGCCTACAGCGCGTTTTTATCCGGGGGTAAGGGGCAGGCCCATGCCCATGGCGTCGCGGCCTTGTGGGTCGTTTAAAGCCCGATTGTGACTTAAGTTCGCATTTTGCTGAAGTTAACGACCACTTCGCAATTTCCTATAGGGGGTCACCCCCCCCCCCCCGGG